TCATTACCTTTTCACAGAGCCCCCGCAGTAATATAAGGCGTTTCGCCTTTGGATACCGCATCAATGAAGTAAAACTTGCACACTTAGGCGATTTGCGCGATGATGTACAAGTGATACCGAAAGAGATTGATGATGTACCTACTTACCGACCGGTTGTCGGGGTTTCTTTGGGAGTTGACGCTGGCTATGCTTTGCCTCACGTCGACACGACTAACCCATTGACATCACTCGGGGGATTGGGAAAAAGGCTTGGGTTCCGTCCGCCTTATCCTATTAAAGTCAAACTTAGAAAAATTAAAAGGTTTACTCTTCGATGGTGTAAGCGAAATCTTACTCCACTATCACCTTATTCAGATTGCTCTTTCGAGACTTGGATATTGAATGCACCTTATCCACAGAAGCGAAAAGATCAACTGCGTAAAATATACGAAGAACAATGTTGTAGTGACCCCTACTACAATGTCTATTTTCTTAAAAAGAAAAATGGATATAAGGATACGGGAGTTAAGTGTTTTATTAAGGATGAAACTTATGATGAATACAAGCATTCACGTGGTATCTATTCTCGTGAGGATGTATTCAAGATCATGGTTGCACCTATAATTAAACTCATTGAAAATGAAATTTATACAACTTTATATAGTGATAACGATTATAATAGTTACTTCATTAAGAAGGTTCCTGTTTCTGAGCGTCCTGCTAAGATAATGGAACTTTATACTTCTGATGCTTTTTATGCTGCTACTGATTTTACGTCTTTTGAAGGACATTTCAAAAATCAAATAATGAAGTCTATTGAATGTGTCATGTATGAGTACATGATACAGTATTTACCCCAAGCTGGTTTCTTTCGTGATACTTTTATTAGAAGCATGCTTGGACTCAATTATTGCAATTTTTACTATTTTGTTTTGAAAATCGAAGCTACCAGGATGTCTGGAGAAATGAATACTTCGCTTGGTAATGGGTTTTCAAATTTGATTATTATGCTCTTCATTTGTGATGAGAGAGGCTTGAAACCGCCTAGAGGTTTTGTTGAGGGTGATGATGGTATTTTCCGATTCCTCAACAAGAACAATGTTCCCACTATTTCTGATTATGCTGAATTAGGATTCACAATTAAAATCGAGTGGCACAAAGATTTGGCTACGGCGAGTTTTTGTGGCATTGTTTTCAATGAAGAGGACTTACATAATATTACCGATCCGATTAGTACTCTTCTCGGTTTTGGTTGGACTACACGTCGATACAGTCGTAGTAAACCAAAGAAACTTAAAGAACTGTTGAAAGCTAAATCTTTCTCATTATTGTATTCTTACCCTGGTTGTCCAATCTTGCGTAGTTTGGCTGAATATGGTCTTCGTGTTACTCAAGACTCATATTTTCTATTTAATGACCAAAACACTTATGAAAGAGAAAGAACACAATCAATGATTGAATATATCACTCGAAATCCCTCATTTTCAAAGATTACCATTGGTATGCAAACTCGCATTTTAGTTGCTGAAAAATATGGCATACCTGTTGAAGTTCAAATTTTATATGAGAATTATTTAGATTCATTAACAACAATTCAGACCTTGGATTGTGATCTATTATTGCCTTTCATTCATCGAGACGTCTTGGATTACTCAATAAGATATGTCGACGATGTTGATTTTAAGCGTAAGGATCTCGATTATTTACCTTCCTATATCTGTTCAACGACACCATATACACGTGATTTGATTGACAGAGTTAATAGTGACAGGAACCTTTCGTCTTTTGTTCGAAATTTATGATGACACTCTGTGTCAGGTCGTTCTATGAACGGTGAAAAGTCTTCTGGTGGTGCATAACCAGAACCCTAA